CCACCTTCGGGTGGTTTTTTTGTGCCTACTAGATTAATACATATCCCAAAAATTTGCTTGTCTTTTGTTTTTAAATGTTTCTCTTATTTGGTCTCCATTGTTATAATTCTTGTCGCCATATTTTTCCAATTTAGTATTGGCCACCTTATCGACAATTTCCGCCACTTTGGAGGCATCTTCATATAATTCTTTATGGGCTGCCTTTGCTTTTTCTGTCTGTCCCGTATTTTTAACGCCATAAACTCTAAGATTGGTTTCTTCTCGTTTTTTGTTAGTGGCTATCTTTTCTTCAAGAGTGGTTTTTGATTTGGTAGATGAAACATTTTTGCTAACTTGTTCTCTAGTACATTGGCAAGAATTGGCTTTGCCACAATTTCTATAACCATCCACTAGTGATGTAAATTTCCTAGCATTGCTGTATTGGCATATATTTTCACCTTGATGTAAAAAATTGTAAACTTTTTCCGGTATGGTATCACCAAAACTTTCCATTATGCCATCCATTATTTCTGGTGTTTTCTTAATTTTGGCTGAAACTTGTTTTGGATTTGTATTTTCTATTATTTGAATGATTTGTTCTTTAATGTTCATGATATTTTAACTATATGGGTGAATGTTGTCTATTGATGCAACAAATATGTCATATATGTCATAATCATTAGCAATGCGGTTTCTATTGAATTCCCCACACTGGTATGAGTAATAAAAATCCAAAGTAATGCCAAAAACATCAAAACCAAGATGTGATGGAAGCGGTATATCCATTCCTATTTTTGCGCCAGTTAATTTCAAAAATAAATCTAAAAAGTATTCATATTCATTAAATGATTTTATCACGGTGCCGCCTAACCGTTGATATTCAGCCCAAAATTCAGCATTTGCTATTTCTTGTATATTCTCTTTATCGGTTTTCTTAATTTCTTCTTTAACATTTTCTGGTAATTTACTAAGAATGTTTTCATATAAAGTTAAACCATATCTATTAAAATCCAATGGCAATATTGCTTTGTCATCAATAAATCCATGTGGATATTCATAGACAAATTCCGGTAATAAGTCTATTTCAAAATAGTGCTTAAACATCTGGGGAGTTAATTGAACAAAATAAGGAATTCTTATTAGAGAAGCATTTTCTTCTCTAATCAATCTGTTTTTATTTTTATCCCTATTTTGGGTTATGCTTTGCGTAAAATGCATATGCCCATCAAATTCAACATAAGTATTTGTATCTACTATGTAAAAATCTGCACGATAGCCGCCTATCTTATGTTGCGGTATTACTTCTTTAAAATGACCTTGCAAAATGGAACCAAGTAGCTTTTCTGTTAAATACATTGTAATCTCCTAAAAAATAATAGTATATTAGAAATATTTCTAATAAGCAAATTTAAAAAGTATAAATAACAAATGATAACAAATTTTATAGACCCATCTAATATTCAACAAGTGACAGACGAGGAGTTCGTGACAATTCCTTGGGACAATGTGCCATATTGTATTGGTAAAAATTCTTATGCCATGTCCAATCAACCATTGTATACGATTAGTGGTTTGTGGATGGAACGTTTTCGGTCTAAAACTAATCAAATATGGGTTACTGGTTTCAATATACCCATTTTGTCTAACAAAGTAGTTGGAATTGGTCTTAGGGTTAATATTAAACGTGCTGCTAGAATACAGGATTTATTAATACAGTTGACGTTGGGTGGTGAGTTAATTGGAAACAATTATGCAGTTGATATATCTACGCAATATGCTTATATGCATAATATTCCATTGATTGCTGAATGTAATATTTACGGTGGTGAAAATGATTTATGGGGCACTGATTTAACATCTGCAAATTTATTAGACCCAACGTTTGGTGCTGTTTTATCGTTTCAAAGTAATGAAATGTTGCCACATAGGGATTTGGCTTATATTAATCAAATAGCCATTCAGGTAAATTATCAGTAGTTAATTGGTAAATGACTAAATACATAGTCATATAAGTTGTAAAAGACTTATGTTGCATTTCGCAACGTATGACCTAAAACGTCAAGGAGACAAACAATGGGAAGACCATTAAATAAAAAATATTTCGGTAACCGTAACTTAGGCACAGATGGTACAATTACTTCACCTGATGCCGGTATTGGTGGCCAATCGGTAGCCAGTGTTAGCATTACGACTGCTGGTTCATATACAAAAAACCAAGCAAATGCATTAACATCATTATTTCCAGCTCCTTCTATTGCTGAGGGTGTTACCGCCATTGGTAGTCCAGAATTTTCAATTTTAACTGCTACAATTAGTGGTGGCCAAACAATTGCATATGCACCAAGTGATATTCTTACGATTACTTCATCTGCTGTAAGCTCTACATTTGCCGTTACATTGAGTGCTGCGGTTTCCGGTATTGCTATAACGGCCACTACTGGAATTGCTGGCCAAGTTACTGTTGCTTCTGGAACTTATATTACAGGCCAATCGGTTACTATAGTGGGAACTGGTGGTGAAGGTTTAATTTCTGGCCATACTTATTATGTATTGGTTGGTGGTTCTAGTGTTACTGCTATTCAATTAACAGATACTTACACTAATGCTGTCAATAACGTGGCTAATTTAATAACTACTGTTGGTGCTATTGCAACAACTACATTTACATTAGGAACTACCTATAATACTATTAGTGGCGTTACTATTGCTGCTAGTGGATTATATCCACAAAGTGCCATTGCTGCTTTAAATACAGCACAAACTGCTGTAAATAGTGGACATGGTGCGGGTGCGCTAATTACTCCTGCTACTTTTGGTTTGGGTGGTGTTAAAATTACTAATGTTGGTGATGGTTATCTTTCAACGCAATCATTGGGTTTAACTATTAGCTCTGGTGCTGGTGTTGCTACTGCGGTATTGACTGTTCCTAATGCTATTGTTACTATTGGAACAACATTAGATAGAGAGCCTGCTATATTGGGTGATGCAAATCTTACTGGTGTTGCTAGAATAAATAGTGATATCATTAGCCAACGTGGAAGCAAACGATATAAAGTTCAAAACCAAGATGGTGTTGGTATTGTTTATTTGGTTGCCGCTGCTCCAGCTGTGGGACAAATGACCATTACTGCTACTGATAGTGCTGGTAATACCTATTATGTTACTAAGTTAAAGAGCCATTTAGCATTATTAACACAAAATTCAGGCAGTGGTTTTCAATTTGCCAGTGATTCTGAAATAGAGTGGACATTCGGTTCAGCCATTCCTAATGTTTCTGTAACTATTCAAAACGGCTAGTCTTATTTCTTTGTGATTTTTACTCCTTGACAGCATGGATGCTCCATGATATACTGTCAAGGATTTTTTTACTCTGGAGAAACGGATGTCCCAAAAATTTAGAATACATGCCCTAGGGCTCCCCCATACAATTACCTCGCCTGAATATGTGGCGTGTGCCTACACACAAAAATTGCTTAAATTCTGTGCTATGATGACTGCCCGTGGACACGAAGTTTATCATTATGGACATGAAGATTCAATTGTTGATTGCACGGCGCATGTGAGTGTATTAACCAACGAAGATTGGAGTGTTGCTTATGGTGACCATGATTGGCGTAAACACTTCTTCAAATATGACACTAATGACCATGCATATCAAACATTCTATAGAAATACTATAGATGAAATACAAAAAAGAAAACAACCAAATGACATCATACTACCCTTCTGGGGATGTGGCGTTAAACCCATCTGTGATGCTCATAGCGACTTGATAACGATAGAGCCAGGTATAGGGTATGCTGGTGGACATTTCGCCAATTATAAGGTATTTGAGAGCTATGCTATCATGCACGCTTATAATGGTTTAGATAGTGTTGGCACTTGTAAACAGAATTTTTATGATGTGGTTATTCCAAATTATTTTGACCCTGAAAACTTTACCTTTCAAGCTGAAAAAGATGATTACTTTTTATTCTTAGGAAGAGTGTATGCCGGTAAGGGTATTCACATTGCCATTCAGGTAACAGAAGCAATTGGTGCAAAATTAGTTATTGCTGGGCAGAATTCATTGGCAGATTGTGGCTATACGGAAATACCAAGTCATGTTGAAGTCATTGGTTATGCGGATATGGAAACTAGAAAAAAACTAATGGCTGGTGCTAAAGGTGCCTTTGTCGCTAGTTTATATTTAGAACCATTTGGTGGTGTAATGCTTGAGTGTATGTTTTCCGGCACACCTGTTATTTCTACCGATTGGGGTAGTATGGCGGAAAATAATCTCCATGGTATAACGGGTTATCGTTGCAGAACATTTGAACATTTTTTATGGGCTGCTAAAAATATTGAAAAGATAAATCCACAAAATTGTAGAGATTGGGCTATTAATAATTTTAGCATGGATGTTGTTGCTGGCATGTATGAGGAATATTTTAAATCAGTATTGGATATTCATACCGGTAATGGTTGGTATGAAAGAAATGACTACCGGTCTAATATGGATTATTTGGAAAAAATATACCCAAACCATAAGCCAAGAATAGATTACACTGTTATTGAACAAGAAGAAAGACCCTTTGCCGATAGATTGTCGGTGTGGATTAAAAACACTATTAATCCAGATGATGTGGTTGATTTAGGTTGTGGCCCTGGTATTCATGTTTATGCGATGGCGGAATTAGGTATAGATGTTATTGGGGTTGATTGTGATGCCAGGGTTGATGCTAAGAATCTATTAATACAAGATGATTTGCTTGATTTAAAAACAAATTATCAAAAAGATTTAGCCATTTGTTTTGAAGTAGCTGAACATATTGACCCACAATATTCATTTCATGTTGCCAAGGTGGTATTTGATGCAATAAAACCAGGTGGAACCTTGATTTGGACAGCAGCTAGACCAGGCCAAGGTGGCGTTGGTCATATTAATTGCCGCCCAAAATCATATTGGAAAACGATGTTTGAAGAAATGGGGCTAATTTATGACAATTTACTAACTGAAAATTGTATATCATTTTGCCGAGAAGGATACCATATGGGATGGTTTGTTAATAATGTGATGATTTTCAAAAAATCACAATAATTCAATCACTTCTATAATGGTTTGTAATTTTGTTTTAATAATTTTATTAGAAAAACTATTACGTAACCCTTGGTGTATGGGTTTGGGAGCATTATCCAATGTAGCCCAAGCCCATCCTATATGCTCATCACTCAATATTGGTATAAATTCATCTTCCAATACACACAAATACGTGTGAAAATTAAAAATCTTATCATTGGATACAAATGTCTCTAATGGTATTGTCTTTAAAATAGTTGGTTCAATGCCAATTTCTTCCACAATTTCTCGCTGTAATCCATTAAAAGGATTCTCGCCTGCTAAATTGGTTCCACCAACTAATCCCCAATTTCCTTTATATTTGCCTCTCGATTTTTGTAATAGTAAAAACCTAGACGTGGATTTTGCATAAAACAATGCCCCTGAGCATACAATTCTTTCACTTACAATACTAACCGCCATGTTCCTGCCCTATATGTGTTATCAAAACTTTTAATCCACGAAACACCATTCCATTTATATTGGATATTGGTGAAAACATTGGTCTCCCAAATAATAGTATCATGCTCATTAATGGCATCAAAAATGACATTCCATTGATTACCTGTCCATTCAATTATATCATTCATTTTGGCTATAAAACCAACATTAGACGTTGATTTCCATGCATCAGCGCCATCAATATTAATATTAATAGCATCGCCAATATTTTCAATAATTAAAAAACGTGTTCCAATTGATACAGACTGGTCTACTAATTCTCCATTGGGTCTTTTTGGATTGTAGGTTGTTGGATTAATAATAGCATCAAATGTTCCTGGGCTCAATGGTCTATTACTACCAGCTGGATTATATCCTGGGTCTGTTTCCAAATTACCTTGGCTATCAATACCAGTATTTGGTGGTATTGATGCTGAAAACCAAGAAGCCGTTAATACCGTTGGCTCATCACTTAGCGATACAGTACCAGCAACTTCCGAACCATTTGCTTGTTTTAGATAAATGGTGCTAACCCCATTGATAAACTTACCTGGATATTGCGCAAATAAAAAGTCCCACGTTAGTGGTGAATTTACTGATGGAATTTCAATAAATGGGTCTGGTGGGTTGGTGTTTGTTGATGGATTCATTAACGTAATGGCATCACCATAAACTGAAATATTATAATTAGAAATCGTAGTTTGGGGTGATGTTAATGAATCTTTCATAATAGTGGTTGGTTCTGCTGTGTCAACACCCAATCCATCAATATAACCGGTTTGATTGCTAATATCAGTAGCATATAAATTTGTAATAACATTTGTTATTACGCCTAATTGCTTAACTTTAATCGGTGGGCTTAACCATATAGGCATAGAAAGTGTTAATGTCGCAATATCTATGGTTATATTAGTGCCAACTGGGACGGAACGACTAGACCAATTGATGTCATCCAAATTAACAACCGTTAAACTAGTCCAATCAATGTAATTACTGGATGTTTGAAACTCAACACTTGGATTAAAGAATATTAATATCTGTTCTAATATTTGTAATTTCTGGTCAGTATTTGATGCCCAAATATCTACTTTCATTTTTAAAGTAAAGGGTGTTGGCATTATTCTTTCTACTGTATAATTCCGGCCATTGGTGCTATTGTAGGCACCAGATGTGGCATCTACGCATCGTTCTCTAACATTTAACTTACCAACATAGGTGGCATCTGCTAATCTGTCTCTATCAAGCTTTAAATCAGTTATATAAACACTAATACGAGGAACTGAATTAACTATGTTTTCGGAATTTTGATGCATGATGGTAGCTGATTGTCTGTCAGCGTCGCCATATATAGCAGGTATTTGATGTAATGTGCCATCACCATATCGCACAACAAAGTTACTAAAAAATCGTATTGTTTGAGAAATATATCTTCTCATTTGGCCTGAATAAAAAAATTGCATCTTATTTCCTAAAAATTAGCATCTGGCATCAATGCCGTTGAAAGACTATTTCGCTGTGCTTCTCTATAATTATAAAGCGTAACGTTCCAAGCACCATCATATGGAATAGTCTGCTGTTCTGAATTTATAATAGGTAAATTTATCTGAACCTTTTCCACACCATTTACCAAATAGGATGTGATAATACCAGGATAGATTGCTACCTCGTAATCTATTATCTTTGGGTATACTTTTAAAACAACATACAAAGCAGTAGTGTAATTTATATTGGTATTAATGACAGTAGTGCCAGTCGTTAAATTGATAATGTCCTCACCAACGGTATCATTATATGTAAATGCCGTATTGTTTATAAAACTGGTCTTTAAGGTTTGTCTTGTATCATTATTAGTCATTGTCATCCTTACTGCATCTTCCACTCTAACCCACGCCATCAATGTTCCATCAAAACGAAACAATCTATTGGGCACAAAATCAATACGTAGAAAATAATCATCAGGACCAGCATTCGCGGGGAATTGTACACCCATTCCAAAATCATAACCATTAACGGGAAAACCATCACCGACCAAATACCCAGTATAACCAGTTCTCAACGGTCTACCGGAATTTTCACTAGCAAGATATGATGCCACACTTGCATCCAATGTATTAATATCAGCCGTTTCTATTATTGGCTGCCCAGTTAATGGATTAACGGCCAATGTATAAAATTGCCTAGTTTCAAAGCCACTTAATGGTGCATCAATCTCAGCCTGATTTATAATGGCATTATTAACCATTAATTCTGTAGATTTGGTGCTTAAAATATCTCTAACAGTAAGTGTGGTATCTTCCCCAGCCGGTAAATCAAGAATTCCAGCGAATTGTTGACTATCTGTTATCTTGGTTATTTTCAATTTATATAAATGCGGATACCAAGT